TTAAAAATCAATGTAATCTGAAAATTGTTGTCCAATATTGTCTTTTGCAAATTTTGTAATATGAGTGTAGATGTTCATAGTAGTTTTTAAGTCAGAATGTCCTAATCTATATTGAACTTGCTTTAAACTCATACCTGATTCAAATAATAAACTTGCATGAGTATGACGGAAGGCGTGTATTCGAATAGGTTCAATCTCTTTATTTTTTGTAATTTCTAATAACCACTTTCTTGGTTTCGAAGGAGAAAGCATTCCTCCTTTTTCTGATTCAAAAATACGAGTAGAGGTTGGAAATTTTTTATGCAACTTATCGAGTATCTGACAAGTTTTTATATCTAGACTTAATAATCTATTTGAATTTGCTTTAGGAGGTAAAGTTTCATACCCTATTGGAGAATGAGAAATCGCTTTGTTTATGTCAAGCGTTCCCTTTCTATAATCATTCCATTCAAGAGCTAGAAGTTCACCTTTCCTCATTCCAGTGAAAGCCAACAATCTGAAAAGTGCTATTTTTTTAATATCATTTGTTTCTTCCACTAAGTTCATGAATTTTTTTAGCTCATCAGTATCATAAAAATCTTTTTTTTCATCAACTTTTTTCTTGATACTTTGTGATGTCACAGGAGCTGCAGGATTAGCTTGTATGTAGCCTAAAAGAGCAGCATGGTTAAATACTTTACGAACCATTCCAAAGAGCTTACGGGCATATTTAAGCTTTTCTGAAAGACGATTTCGAAAGTCTTGTAATTTCATTGGGGTAAAATCTGAAAGTTTGGTATCGCCTAATTCTGGTAAAATATGTTTATCAAAAGCACGAGTAGTTTTATAGTATGTGCTATTTTGGACCTCTTTTTCATAAACAAGTAACCATTCGTCATAAAGCTCTTTAAATGTCATTTCGCTTTTCGGCACAGGATTATTAATCTTTTCTTGGATACTATGTAAAGCTGCTCGAGCTGCAGCTTTCGTTTTGAAACCACTTTTTTCGGCATATTGGCTCTTACCGTTCTTTTTCCCGATGTACGCTTTAAATTTGTAAGCAGTAGTACCATTTTTCTTTTTATAAGATTTTATATCCATAATTGATTTAAACCTCACTTTACTCTATAATAGAGTATATTAAAACAACTCAAATAGAGTAGTTTTTTATCTTTAACTAAAATCCGCCCTTGCCGTCCAAAGCTTGTGGGCGGATTTTTTTATTTATTCCAAAAATCAGAAGACTCCACTTCATCATCAATGTGATCTATACCATATTGTGCTTGTTCAGGAGTAAATTTTGCACCATGCTCTGAAATTAATTGATCTAGAAGTGCTTGACCAGTAAGGTTAACAGAGTTACGATATGATTGAGCGGATAAAACAGCTAAATTATTCCAATTTATAAATGGATCAATTTTTGCAATAGCTGCATTAGCTTCAGGAATGCTTAATTTTGCTCCATATTCAGATGTAAGTTGATCATATAGTCCTTGTTTACTCATGTGGCTACTTCTAAGATAACTAATTGCTTGTTTAGCCTGGGCCAATGCATTACCCGTTAAACCTTCAGTGGCTTTAGCCTCATTTAAAGCTTTATTTAGCTCTGCTTGTTGAAAAGCCTTTTCTTTAGCCTCAGCCTCAGCTTTAGCCTTTTCTTCAGCAGCCCACTCTTTAGCACTTTCTTTAGCTTCTTGTTCTTTAACTTTATTTTGTTCTTCTACAAACTCTTTTTCTGAATCAGAAGGTTTTTTTATGGAAATTTTTAAACAATGTTTTAATGAAGACATATCTTCAGGGGTATAACCGCTATCTTGGGATAGAGAGTCACTAGTAATGTAAACATCTTCCTCAGTATCTATAAAATCTGATTCCACAATTGCGCTTAGAGTAAACTCGTCATGACTGTTGTTTTCATCTGGATTTTTATTATCACCAACTTTTGCAGTATCTACTACATAGAGACCATTCCCATTAGAAGAAGATTGTAGTAATGAAATTTTATCTCCATTTTTTACATCCCCAGTGACTTTTCCCTTAATTTCATAAAAAAAGCCACTATAATCATCATAAGCTTTTTTATTAATTATATTTGTATTTCCATCCATAGCATCGGAATTAGTTATTTTTACCCAAGTTTTATCACTATTTTTTTTACTTTGATCACCTAACTGTGAACAACCAATTAATAATATTGATGTTATAAAAAAAATCCCAATCAATCCAAATTTTTTCATTAAAATTCCTATTCCCTTTTATTGTGATTAATACACATTTAGTTTTTTAATAGCTTTCAAAAGAATATTTTATACTATCTTACTATTCAGTACTAATACGTTAACAAATGCCTATTTTCTTTTGCTATTTTTTTCATCTCCTGATCTGCCATGTCGTAAAATGATTCAACGGAAAGTTTAAAGCGTTGTAAGAATCTTTCAGGAGTAAAATAATTAACCATATAATCAATTTCGACTAGATAATCCTTTGCTTTGCAGTGAATCATAAAGCGATTTGCTTTGGCTTCATTAACTATATGAAGTTGTGGAGCACTTAACTTGGAGAGTGTACATCCAGTTATTTTATGACCACATTCATGTAGTACCACTAATTCAAGTTTTTCGCCATCTAGCGTACCATCGGCAACAAGAGCACCATTTTCGCCGAATTCAAAAGCATCTGGTAGATAATATCCTCCACCTATAAGAGGTGCAGGAGACAATAATAGTGGCACTCCTATTTCGTCTAATATTTCTTGATAATTCATAAAATCTCCTGTTATGATTTTATTCTATTCCTCAGGTTTACTTTCCATATAACCTTTAATCATCGCTTTAATAACTTCTCTGTCATGAGCAGACATAGGCTTTCCGTCATATGCTTCAGCATTGCTGAGCATGCGATCCACATCTTTTTCATTGAATGGTGAATCAGTTAGCCCAATCAGATAATCTGTAGATGTACCGAAATATTTAGCTAGTTTTTCCAATGTAGCACCGTTAGGTACACTTCGTTTCCATCTATATGTTGCGTTTGTTGTTAATCCAAATTTTTCTTCGAACTCAGCAACTGTCATTTTCCTTTTATCAATAAGGAATTTTACACGATCATAAACCGTCATTTTTGCACCTCCAAAAAGATACAAAACAACTAACTATCTTTTTTGTATAGATTAAATTTGACACTATACAAAAAAGATAGTATAATTAGTTTTGTAGAAATGAGTTAAGTTTCTAGTTAAGTTTTCAATCAATAAAAACACTTATCAAATACAATGAACCGAGCCGCCAAGCAAGTTTATAATGTAGTTGTTAAGGCTTTTAACTATGTTTTCATTCTAAACTATTTGTATAGAAATGTCAATAATAAATACAAAAAAAACAGAAAAATAATTAACTATATTCTTAACTACATTTTATAACGGAAATAACAGCAGAGACAACTACTCAAGTGGTGTTAGTACGGCAGACGGAAATCTAAGCTTAATGAGTGAAGCAACTTGTTATTTCTTGTTTTTTAAGAAATGAAAGGAGCAAAAATGCCAGAATCAAGTAATGCAGGTAAATTAATCCTTGAATGGCTAGAGCTTACAGGAATTCGACAAGATTCATTAGGTTCAGAATATGGCCAGAAAAAGATTAATTTTAATCAAATGCTACATAACAAAAAACCAAAGCATGAAGCTAGTGTTCTAATGTCAAGAATTATGAGTGACAAAGGGATTACCTTAGAAAAACTTGACGAATTGCGTCAATTAAAAGGAAAGTGATTATATAAAAAGGATAAAAAATGTTTGAAGAAATGATTCAAAAAATCAGAGATTCCGTTAGGGCTACTATTCTAGATTGTTTACATGATTTTATATCTAAAGATAGTAATTTTAGCCTAGCACTTTCAAAAAAAGAAGTCATGGAATTAATAGGTTGTAAGGATGATAGCACATTTGAATTATCATTTAAGCCATATCTAAAATCAGCTGAAATAAGTTATGGAAAATCTAGTGTTAAATGGTCTAGAGATCTTGTGATTGAATGGTTCTCTAATCCTCGAAACTTACAAGTACAACGTAGGGGAAAATAAATATGGAAAGGTTCTGTTATGAGTAATGTTATTGACGAAAATCAAAGGTCTACTCAACATGAAAGAATTCTTCAGTGGTTTGACAGTCATGCTTCATTAACACGATGGGAAGCTTTAACTTTTCTTGGTATTTGGGAAGCACCAGCGAGAATAAGTGAGTTGAGGAAACAAGGATATCAGTTTCATACAAAGCTTGAAAAAGGTGTTAGTGAATCTGGATATACGTTTCAGAGTGCTGTATGGACACTGGAAGATAACTCAAAATAGTAGGAAGGATTATTTATGTATCTAATCATAGATAGGGAAACTGGTGAAGTAATTGCTTCATTCATCACCAAAAATGATTGGTGCATGAATATCATAGCAAGTCGATTGAATGCAAAAGCAGTCAAAATATAAGGAGAAAAAGATGTTTAAAAAACTCAAAAAAAGATTTCCGTCATGGAGAGAACTTTCAAATTTAGAAGATTTTTCAAATGTTCCAGATTCGGAAAAACCAATTGCTCGGCAAATCGTCAGAAACAATGCTCAGAGCGCTAATAATATTGAGCAGTCTGTTGTAGCGTATTTAGCTCAAGAATTAAGCCAGAGCGAAATTACAGCACGCTGGCACACAACGTGGACAGGATTGCCAGAATGGAACAAATGAAGGTTTACAAGTTTTTAGATCGTCCTGTACCTTTTACTTTGATTCAGGATGCAAACAAAATTAAAGAAGATATGATATCAGAGTTTGAAAGAAAATACTTCAAATTATCTGATGTCTACCGAAACCACCTAAAACTATTGCCTTGCAGCTGGTTGGGGGAAGAATTGGCAAAATTAATAAAAGGAGCAAATCATGAACAAGACAATTGATAAATTTATACAAGCACGGAATGATGTAAATGCAACTATAGATAGCTTAGTAAGTGAAGTCTTAGAAGATTTTGATACTTACGAAGAAGCTATAAAGGCAATTAACAAAGTTAAATGGGATATGACTGGTTCTTTAGGTCATTACATTATTGAAGAAGCCAGCTGTCGAATAAAAAATATTGCACTAAAAAAAGCCACTACAACTAGTGACTCTGATGATTAATAATTAAAAAACAAGGAGGAAGATATACGTCATGAAACGATTTAAAATTCCATATATATTGTACAAATGGAATTTACTTATTTTGAAAAGAAAAATATATAAAAAATGTAGTAATTGTAGAAATATTATTCGTAGAAAAGATAATTATTGTAGCTGGTGTAGATACTCTAATCTGGAAAAATAGCTTTCTTGGCTGTTTCTGACAAAACATCTACGAGTAATTCTCTAAGAGAATCTTTAACGATTGAAGAAGTAGTTTGAAATCCTTTTTTAAATTTTGCAATTGCAACTTTTGTTTTGGGGGTATCTACAAGCAAATCAGGAATGGCTTCTGTTATTAAATCTCTATTGGCATCAGTTAGATTATCATCTAATAAAACAAGCTCCTCAGTGTTTCTGAAAATTAATTCAGTCCATGGATAAGGTTTAGAACAATGCTTACAGTAGTTAGGTACTGGGAAAGTTTCAGGGTAAAAATAATAATCATCATCAGAGACCCCTAGTATGGGATTTGCACAATTTAAACAGGTAACAATAACTTGTTTACCACAGCTTTCACAGTACTCTGGAGGGTTTGGAGTAGTTGCTGATTCATAGAAAAATGTCAACTGGTGTCCATTTAAACATATTTTTTGATAATACTGCTGCTTCATATTCTTCTCCATACCGATATTTATTTTTAATGATTTAAATCTAAAAATTCCTGACGGCAATCAGGAATAAAAAAGAATGTGTAATTCTCAATTTCTACTCTAATTATAGCATAAAAAAGATAAAAATAGACCTGTTTTAATGATTTAAATAAGGAGAGGGTAACTCCATATATATCAATAGTTTAGGCACTATATTGTCTTTTCCGATTATGTTATATATTTACCATTATTTGGAGGTGATAGATTGATAGAAATTAAAGAATATGAAATGCACTTGATCGATAATGAGATCGCTACAAACACACGGAAAAACTATTTGAATACATTGCGGCAGTTGGATGCATTTTTGGAAATTAATGATTGTGCTTTAAGCAAAGCAGCATTGATTAAGTTTAAGCAATATTTGCGAGAACATGAATACAAACCTAAAAAACACTACACCATGAAAACTATTAACCAGAAAATCACGAGTATTAATGTATATCTCAACTGGTTAGAGCGAGAAGAATTCATAACTGATAAACTTTCTATCAAACTTTTGAAAGCTCAAACAATGGAACACCGGGAATCTATCACAAAGAGCGACTATAAAAAGTTGCTTAAAAATTGTGATGATGAAGAACTAGAACTCTTCATTTTGACCATTGGAAATACTGGTGTGCGAATAACTGAAGTATGTTCTCTTAAAGTATCTGATCTCAACCAAAAGACTATTTTAGTCGAGAACAAAGGGAAAGAGAGAGCTATTGCAATGCCACAATTTCTGAAGAAGAGATTGAAAAAATTTGTGAGGACCAACGGGATCACAGATATTATCTTTGCAAAAGACCAAAGAACGTATCGTGCGGACTTGAAGAACCTTGCAGGTAAAGCAAAAGTGAATAAAGACAAGGTTTATCCTCACTCAATCAGACATTACTTTGCAAAAGCTTTTTTGGAAAATGGTGGAGATTCTACAGTCTTGCAGCAATTACTTGGCCATAAGCAGATAGCAACAACAACTATTTATACCAAGCTCAATTCTAATGAGTTGAGCGAACAATTTAGTAACATCAAAAACATTTAACATATGTGCCGGGATTCACACTAAAAGCGAACAGAAAAGTTTGTCCAGAACACGAATAATAACTGAAATCGTATTTTGTCATTGAAACCACGGAAAAGCTATAGTGTTCACCAAATGGACTGCATCCCAGTAACATTGATTGGAGTCTTTGTTACTGGATTTAATAGAAATAAAAAATACAAAAATATAAAAAGGAGTAGAAATGGCAAAAAAGCGCATGTTTAATCAAGAAGTAGTTCGGAGTGATGAATTTCTAGATTTGCCTAGCACAAGTCAGCTTTTATATTTCCACTTCGGAATGATAGCAGATGATGATGGCATAGTCGCAAGTGTAGAACGTGAATTGCGTTATCTCGGCTTTGGAAGCAGAGATGATATAAATATCTTGATTAATAAAAACTTTATAGATGTTACTACTGATGGAAAGCTAATCTTCATCATACACTGGTTGAAAAATAATAATTTACGATCAGATAGATATAATCGGACCACATTCCTTGAAGCAAGGGAAGAATTAGGCAGAAAAGGATATAAATTTAAAGGGAGAACCTTTGGTATCCAAGATGGTATACCAAATGACACCCAAAGTGCAGCCACAGATAAAGAGTTAGATATAGGTTTAGATAAGAATAAGAATAAGGAGAGTAAAAAGGGGACAGATAGTCACCAAGAAACAGATGATCTTTTCTCTCTCTATTTCTCTTCTTTTAAAGATTTCTCAAAGAAAAATATTTCAAGACGAGCTATGGCTCAAAAAAGTTTCTTAGATTTACCACCATTCCAAAGGGAAGAAGCATTAACAGGAGCAAAAAACTATATTGAATGGTATAAAAACGAGAATCCAGAAGATATTGAAGGGAAGTTTAGCATTAATGCTTATGAATTCTTAAGAAACATGGCTTTTATGGATTATCAAAAGAAGCCAGATATAAAACCTAAGACATTAGGAGGATTTTGTTGATTGAGGAAGATACGAAATTAGAATTTGGCACAGATCGTGATGAAGAATGGAAAGTTAGCCATAAAGAAACAAGTAAAGCATTTCGTATGGAAGGCTTGGGTACATGTGAAGTACATCATTGTGATTTATGGGGATCTATCAAACCTGTCTTAAGTTGGAATAAGGAACGTACAGAACAACGAGAAATATATGTTAGAGTCTGTCCTAATTGTCAAGCTGAAGGTGTGAAGCCAAAAACGAACATAGCTAAACGAGAAAGAAATTACATTGAAGAGTTCAGGACAAAAAAAGGTATTGACTTGAACCTAGATACAATTGTGAAATACGATTATGCAGATAGTATGAGTGTTGTAAATACAGATAACATGGTGAAATGGATCGTTGAAAAAATCGGCAAGCAAAAGAAAGTAAAGTTGTTGAGCATTAGGAAATATATTCAGCTAACAGAAAACAGATACTCTAGTGATGAAATGAAATCAAAATTTTTAAAGCAATCACATGACATTGAGCAAGCTGACTTATTAATCTTTGATTCACTTGCTGATTTCTCGGATAAAGAGGCTGAAAAAGTAATAAATGTTTTATACAGTATCAAAGATACAGCTTCTATTATGATGCTTACAATTCCAACAAGTGATGCACGATTAGAACAACTTCCAGCAAAGCTAAAATTTAGATTTGAAAAGGCACAAGTTATGCAAATGTCAAGCACAGGAAAGCAGAGGTAACAGTGATTAGTAAAAATAAATTGATTCAAGAATTTGAAAGTAAGCACTATGAAATATCTATTCAGGTTAAACAGAAGCTGTATGATTTAACTGAGAATGAGTTAGCCAGTAAGCTTAAAGCAATGGCAGCTATGCAAGCTATATATACTTGGGAGTAAGAATATGTCAAGAATTACTCAGAAGGAAAAAGAGGTTCAGCAACGTATGGGCCGAGAAGAAGCGTTATTGTTAGCTCAATCAAGGGCAGACAGCAAAGAAACAAAGCAATTTCATAAATAGTTCCATGAACAAATAGCAAATTTAGGAAATAAGAGGGCGAAAAATGACAATTGAAAATACAATAGTAATGATAATTTGGATTGTAGCAGCATTAGTTTATACATGGTTAGCAATTAAAGCTGAAAAATCACGTCGCTATTATGAAAAACAGGCACATAAATCAACCGAAGTGTTGGAACAACTCACAAAATTATGGAGTAAATCAGCAACCACTCATAAAAAGGTGACTAAATGCGAAAACTGTCATGAAAATACAGCTTTAGCCACAGTGGATTATAAATTGCTATGTAAATCTTGTTATGAAAAGGTGAATTTATGAATCTCAAAGATATTAAACCAGTAGCGACTCTAGGCGGCGAAAAGTTGTATAGCGCAGAACAAATGCAAGAATACGCAAAAGCAAATTGTTGGGAGTTGATTAACTGGTATGTTGAAACTACTGGTGACGTTAACCACGCAGCAGAAATGAAAATATGGATGGATGATGAATTTGGAGGACACGAAAAATGACTAAGTTTGAAACAGCGAACGAATTAATATCTTTTGTTAAGGAAAAAGATTTGAAACGTGGTTTCTATCAAAAAGGAAAAAGAATCCAATGGTTAGTTGGATTTGATATGCTGGGATTTATGCAAGTTACAACTCCAGCACAGGTCAGAAAGTCACGGAGCGGTTTTAATTGCAGTGTGACTAATTGGAATGTTTTGCTAGAAGAAAATTTTCCAAAACTTGATTGGTTTCTTTCGGCAAAATATACTGGAACAGAATTGGAGAAATGAAAATGACTAAGTTTGAAGAAGAATTTAACTACTTGATTGAATTATCAGGAAAAGTATTACTTGGACAAGTAGATGCTGAAACATTTAAAAAAAACAGAATTGCATTTTTTGAAAAATATGAAACAGACCAACAGCAAGCCCTGCCAGTCGTGCCTGAGTGTGTGGCTGAGTGGATAGAAATATTAAAAACTAAAGGCCTTAAACCACTAAAAAATCCAGAAACATACGGAGAAACTGGATTTACAGAAGAAAAACTACAAAATATTGTATTTTGGATTTCTGAACACCAAGAAGATTATATGCGTGCATGGCTAGATGGCTACACAGTCAAAAAACCGCAGCTGTTCTATTTGAAGAATAAGCTGACAGGAGATTGTTTAGCAAGATGTTTATCAAGAGCTAGTAGCGGTTTGTATGTTGAAGTTACTGAAAAATGGCTTACTAGAAAAGAACAAACTTCTTATCAATTATCATTCACTCAGCAAGAAATCGACAGCATGGAAACTGGAAGCTATGAGCAGATTGAGGTGCAAGAATGAGTGAGCAAAAATATTATGTGAGGCTTGCCGAAGCTTTTCAACCTGGCGGGAAATATCTTGTACAACTTGGATTTAATGGAAGTGACTATTATTTTGACAGATACAAAGGTTCTGCTGCTGAGAACTATAATCAAAATAGTTTCACAAAATCAGAACTTGGTAAAATCATGGGCGGTGCGATTTATAAAGGGTGTATTTTGCCAGATGGGCATGAGTTTAGTTCGGATTGTAAGCCATGGATTAACCCGCTCATTGAGCTTGTGCCTGTGGAGGACGGAGAATGAAAAGACAATTTGTAAAACTAAATAAAAATGCGACTATTCCAGAACGAGCGACAAAACATAGTGCTGGATATGATATTTCAGCAAGCGAAACTGTTACGATTCAACCTGATGAAATTAAAATGGTAAGCACTGGGCTAGCTGTTCAACTTGGTGATGATGAAGTATTGAAATTATACGACCGTTCAAGTAATCCAGTTAAGCGTGGCATTGCATTGATTAATTCAGTAGGAATTATCGATTCAGATTACTATCCGCAAGAATTTAAAGGCTTATTTATGAACGTCTCAAAAGAGCCTGTAACGATTGCTAAAGGCCAACGAATTATGCAAGGTGTATTTGTCAAATACCTTACAACAGACGATGACAACGCAAATGGAAAGCGTACAGGTGGATTTGGTAGCACTGGGGAGGTGTGAGAAAATGATGAAGCAAACAACATGTTATGGCTGTGATAAACCAATCGAACCTGAATGGCTTACAGAAGGAGAATTTATTATATGTGATGAATGTTATTCAGACATTGACGAACTTTTGGTTAAAAAACTCCAAGAACAGCTTAACACTGCGAAAAAGTATATCGAGCATGTTATTGGAACGATTAAACATGATGGGCATTTAGGAACTATTCAAACAGACTGGATTTTGCCTGATTTAGAAAAAGCACTCTCAGCGATTGGAGGGGATGATGACAATTACTGAGCAGCAATTCTATGACATGCTCGATGTTGATGAACATATGAATTTCACAAATCGAATTCAAGAACTTGTTTTTGACAAAAAAGGACGTGAAGAATTTTATTCTAAAATCTTAAATATCCACCATGACATGGGCATTGATTTCTTTAGAGATTATTTTATGGCTCATTCAGCTGTTTCAGCAAAAGGACAGCATTATACACCAGATGCACTTGGTAAGCTCACAGCGTTGCTTGTAGGTGGTTCTGGAGGTGCTGATATAACTGGAGCAGGAACAGGAACTCTAATTATTCAAAAATGGCAAGATGACAGAATGAATGCAGACTTTTTTAACTATTTGCCGAGTAACTATTGGTACCAGGCATTAGAATTATCAGATGAAGCTATTTCATTCTTGATTCATGCCTTTGCAATTCGTGGAATGAATGGAGTAATCATTCATGGTGATGCATTAGAAATGGCAGCGAAGCAAGTATATTTTATTCAAAATAGTGCAGATAATCCATTAGGATTTTCAGAAGTAAATGTTATTCCGCACAGCAAAGATGCCATGGAGTTTTTGGGAATCAAGGAATGGACCGAGGAAGCCATTGAACATATTGAAAGTAAATTCCCAGATTGGATTCCACTTAGAGAAGAAAAGGAAGGACAGATGAGTTTATTTGACTAAGAGAAAATAAAAAGAAAGATTATTTGTAGATTGCTATGAAAAAATTGAGGTGGAAGAATGACATTTGCAATCGCTCGGCTGCTCGGTAGATGAATTGGTAGAGTGAAATAAAAAAGCTAGCCACAAGGCTAGGATTTAAAATTTATCTATAACTATAACTCATTCGAGTTTCTTTATCTGGAAGAGTTAGACAATAGGCGAGTATAAAAGGACCAGCGAACGGGATAAGTAAAAGGAATAAAGTTCCCCAGTGCAACCCAGCATTGTTTAATCTTCTAATAGTGATTGTAAGAGTTGGCAGTAAAGTTGCTAAAAAGTACACCGCTGATAGAGACATACTACCGATTACAAGAACATTATCAGATAGACCGTTACCGTAACTGTGTCGCATTCCAATACCAATTATTAGGGTAATGAATAGAGCAGTATAGATACAAAAGTGAGTGAGCATTATTTTCCAGAAATCACCTACATTACATTCATCCTTAAAGTTGGAATATTTTGTCCAAAATGTTTTATATGTATGTTTCATATTTACCTACTTTCTATAAGACTATTATACTTTGCAAAACAGAAGGTGATACTTACAAAAGTGTAATAAAAATCAGCCCGTTTTAACCAAAATAAAAAAAGCCTTATAAAGGCAGTGATTACAAGGGAGTACAGCTTATAAAGCCACTTCCGATTATATTATATATTTACCATAGTTAGAGGAGGTAGAAATGATTGCTCAAGAAAAGGTCGATCAATTATATAACACAATTAATCTGCGAATTAAGAAGTGTAGAAAAGAGCGCCATGAACTAGGTCCGAGAGATCAATTTAACGATATTGATAAAGCAGCATATCTAGAATACACTGGTGAAATTGAAACATTACAGTGGGTGCAGAATTTAATGTCAGAATTGAAATTATGAGGTGAGTAATGAAAATTAGAGTAGAGGTTACACTAGACACTGATACAAATAAATTATCAGTAGAACAGAAAGAAGTTTTTGACTTTAATGATTACACTGAAAATGAAAAATTGAAAGTACATGATATTCCTGATTCTGTAGCTAAAAAACTCCTAACAAAAGCATTGAAAATGTACGAATAGTCTGAGGTAGTCAAATGAAATCAAGCTGGAAAAAGCAAAGGCTTGCTACTAAGAAGAAGCATATTAAACGAATGTGTTCTAAAAACAATTGGTTCATTGCTTTCAGTCTATCAAGAGCTATTAAAGCTATGAAGAAAATTGAAGAAGTTTTCCGTAACCTAGGAACTTCAACAAGAAATGTCAGAGAAGATTTTTAGATAATAGAATAGGAGTTGTCATGTGACAAAGGAACTTACAAAGGAACAATGGCATGATGTTCGTATGACATTACGTATCATCTTGAGGAATAAGAAAGATGCAAAGAGATCAGAGTTAGTAAATAAAGCCATGCTTAATATTAAGGATGAAGATGATAGAAAGATATTCAAACATTATTATATTGATGGCTGGGGAATTATCAAGATTACTATGTGCATGTACTATTCTAAGAGTGCAGTGATTGCAAGGAATAATAAAGCTACTCGACAATTTGCTGAAGCATATGATGATGGGCATCTATTGAATATGTTTCATGACTAATAAAGAACGCTACTTTTTTGTAGCGTTTTTGTTTTACGATTGAAGCATGATAGATGTTAGTACACCACAAGCAAGAGATAGGTTCTATCACTCGAGCGATTGGAAAAGAGTACGCATACAAGTTCTTAAACGTGATAACAAAGAATGTCAATGGTGCAAAGCAGAAGGGAAAGTAACCACAGCAAAGACTGCAACACTAGAGATAGATCATATCAAAGAGCTGCAGCACTATCCAGAGCTTGCGTTGAAGCTTAGTAACTTGCGTACATTATGCCATGACTGTCACAACAAGAGACACAACAGACATAAAGATAATCAATTTGATGATGAAATTTTTGATTTTTAAATTAAATAAATAAAAATTTTTATGAAAATTTTTTAATAGACCCCCGGTCTAAAAAAATCACGTTTATTTTCAAATTTTTGATACACCGGTTGGGGTCTTTTAACCAAAAATATGACCAATTTTTGTGAAAGGAGCTGAAAATGGTAGTAAATAGATTGAAAGAAGTTCTCGAAGAACGAAAAATGAGCTTTTCTGAACTCAGAAATCTCCTATTTGAGAACAAAAAAATTAAGGTAAATAATAGTCAACTTTCATTATATGCAAATGGAAAAAGAAATCCTAGAAATAAAAAATTATGGCTAGATATATCCGAAGTTTTAAATTTAAAATTAAAAGATATTGTGAATGATATTGACGCGTATTTATATATCACACAAGAAATTTCTGAAACAGGAAATGAAAAAAATAGTGAAATTGAAAACGGGAAGAGAAATACTTTACTTTTTCATGAATTAATTACGCTTATTGATGAAACTAAGGCATCCGAATTAGAAAAAGTCCAAAGATATTGTAGTTTAGCCGCAACTTTTGAAAAACTAGGAGCAGACATTTTAGAAGAAGGAGCTGTTATATACGTACCTTCAGGAGATTATATGGTTAAAAAGACTAATCCTGCAATTGTAGAACAGGTTAGGGTAAATGCTGCATTAATTAAACTTGATGAATTCTTTGAAGAGAAGAGAGCGAATAAACCCAAAAATAATACTGGAAAAGATTGGAGTAAATTTACAACGTGATCAATTATGTTCAAAATTATATTGACGGTTACTATGCGGGCATGGTAAATTTTAACTATGAACGTAAATTACTAGTTGATTATATTAAGCGTGAAGTAGTACCTCGTCTGGAATCAGGGGAAGTATTTTTTGACGTAGAACAAATTGAAAGTTGTATCGGTTATACAGAAAAATATTTTTTTGAACTAGAAGATTTTCAGAAATTTATTATTAGCTTTATTTTCTTATATTTTACAGAGAACCATCGTAATGTCTATAGGAAAATATTAATAATGATTGCCAGAGGAAATGGTAAAAATGGGTTACTTTCAGCAATAGGCAGCTATTTAACCACTCCAATGCATGGTATTCCAAAGTATAATATTTCAATTGTCGCTAATAGTGAAGATCAAGCAAAAACAAGTTTTGATGAAGTACACGATACTATAGAAAGTCATGAAGAATTAGAGGAATTATTTGGGAAGCCCAAAAAATCAGAAATAAAAAACTTACAAACCAAATCACTTTTCAAGTTTAGGACCTCAAATGGCAATACCAAAGATGGTCTTAGAGATGGCGCAGTAATTTTTGATGAAATCCATCAATATGAAAGTAATAAAGATGTCAAGGTACATATTTCTGGTTTAGGTAAACGACCTAATCCTAGGGAGTTTTATATAGGAACTGATGGTTATGTTCGTGAAGGATTTATTGACCAGATGAAAGAGATGTCTCTTAAAGTTCTTAAGGGAGAAGCCAAATGGAATGCCATTTTCCCTTTTATTTGTAAGTTGGATAAGGCTGAACAGGTTGATGATCCTAAAAACTGGGAACTATCAAATCCAATGTTCTCACTTCCAATGACAGAGTATGCTCAAGGTTTATATGAAACTGTTTTAGAAGAATATGAAGATTTAGAACTTAATCCGAGCGGACGTGATGAATTCATGACTAAGCGCCAAAACTTTCCAGTTACTGATATTGAGCGTAGTGTAGCAACTTATGAAGAACTAAAAGCAACTAAAAAAGAATTTCCAGAATTAAGAGATTTACCAGCTATCGGCGGTTTCGACTTTGCTTCTACTCGAGATTTTATTGCTGTTGGTGCATTATTCAAAATTGATGGAGATTATGTTTTTAAGTGTCATTCATTTGTACGAAAAGAATTTGTAGATAGAATATATAGTTATTCTAAGCCCAATGAAAATGTGAACGGTAAACGAAGATTTGCACCAATTAAACAATGGGAAAATGAGGGATTACTTACAGTTCTTGATGAGCCATCTATGGATGCTCAGCACGTTGTAGATTGGTTTGTAAGGATGAGAGATGAAGAGGGTTATGACTTTCAAACAATTTGTGGTGATGGATATAAAATGAGGGAGTATTTACAACCTAAATTTGAAGAAGCAGGTTTTGAAGTTTCTTGGAATGGAAAATTTGATGCACCACTTGGGTATCGTGTGGAGGTTATCCGGAATTTTAGAGCAATTGATGCTCAACTTTCAACCGTAATTGAAGATAGTTTTGCGAACCGTAAAATAAATTTTGGTGACAATGATATGATGCGCTGGTATACAAATAATGTTCTCCGGCATTTGAAAACCGATGGTAATGTCGAATATATCAAAAAAGAAGATGTAAGACGTAAGACTGATGGCTTTAAAGCATTTGAAGCATCTTTGTTTAAAGCAGAATTACTTAATGGAGTAGATTCAACAGATTTTTATGATAATCTTGGGTGGTTTTTAGATTAAAACGCTACTTTTTTAGAGTAAAAAAGTTAGATAATCATTTATATGAAGTAGTAAGCAATTAAATCTCAATAAAGTTAGTGCGAAAACACTTCAATTAGCTGTCATAGTGGCAGCTTTTTTTATAAAAACGCTACTTTTTCGCTCTACTTTTCTATTAAACTTGAGATAAAAGGATAGAAAGGAGAAAAAGTGGGATTATTTTCAGATATTTGGGCTTCTGCTAAATCAAAAAGTAAGAATACAGATCTATCAGCTTATGAAGCTTTATTTAATGTACAAGCAACTATAGGCATGAAAAATGTAGCTTTAGAATCTTGTGTAACGTATCTTGCAAGATTAGTTTCAAAGGGAAAGTTCGTATTTAAAAATGATAATTCAATAATGGAATCTGACTATGATTATGCATTAAATGTAAGACCCAATCCTAATCAAACAGCTACTGAATTTAAAGTTTCCATGATTAAGAAGTTACTTAATGGGGAATTACTTGTTATTAAAGATGAAGATAAATTTTTTGTTGCAGATAATTTTATTACAAAACACTCCTTGAATGGAAATACATATACTAATGTAACAATTAACTTTTCAAGAGATAGCGTATTAAGTGCTCCTAATTCAGGTCCTTTTAAACAAGATTATTTTGAAAGAATTTTTACTCAAGGAGTGGACTGCTTTCATTTAAACAATGACAATATTGGAATAAATAAGTATGTAGACAGCCTTTGGGATGATTATGGAAGATTATTTGGGAAATTAATAACTAATCAACTCCGAGTTGGGCAGTTAAGAGCTAAGGTAAGTATTCCCGTCAATTCAAAACTTGAAGAAGCAGAACAAAAAAAGGTTCAAAGAGAATTTGCGACTACTCTATCAAATAGTTTACTCAACGATCCAATTGTCTTTATTCCAGATAATGGTAAATCCAATTCTGCCTATGATGAAATAACGGCAAGTAAATCTGCTACTATTCAAAATCAAATTACAGATTTTGGAGCGCTCAAAAAAATATTTATTAGTGAAGTAGCTACTTTATTAGGAATTCCACCTGCATTAGTACTTGGGGAAACTGCTAATAATTCTGAAAATCTTGAATTAGCAATTGAATCAGCGGCTATACCATTAGGGAATAAGCTATCTGAAGGATTTGCAAGCTTATTAATTAAAGAGTCTGGTTATACGGTAGGAAAAACTATACAAATGACTGGGTTTAAAACAATTAATATACTTGATCGAGCAGATGCCATTGATAAAGTTGGTTCAAGTGGTGTTGTTAAGATTAATGAAGTACGTGAAGCAGCGGGACTTCCGGCAATGGCAGATGGAGATAAAGTTATTATGACTAAAAATTATGAAGAGAAAGGAAAGACGAGTGAAGAAACTTAAATTTAATGGCTCTGTCATTGATAACTCTAATGCATGGCTATATGACTGGCTAGAAATGGATTATATTAGTCCAAAAGTTGTTGATGATTTCTTAAAAGATGCAAATGGAGAAGCAGTAGCTATTCAGATTAATTCTGGAGGTGGATCTGTATTTGCAGGTAGTGAAATCTTTACAGCATTAGGAAATTATCCAGGTGAAGTGAATGTTGAAATTACTGGAATCTGTGCAAGTGCTGCAACATTTCCATTACTAGCGGCAGATCATGTATCTATTACACCAATTGGGCAAGTTATGATTCACAACGTTTCAAGTATTCAAGCTGGGGATTATCGTGATATGGATTCTACAGCCAAAGCATTGCTTGGTGCAAGTGGAAATCTTGCAGAACTCTATGCGAAGAAGATGAATATTTCTTCTGAAGAAGCTCAATCACTAATGGATGCGGAAACCTGGTATAACGCTAAACAAGCGAAAGAAGCAGGTCTAGTAAATGAAGTTTTATTTGATAATAATGAACCTGTGAAGTTAGTAGCTGGAGTTGGTCCGATGCTCTCTCCTGAAAAAATAAATCAATTGAAGAATATGATTAAAGCTTCAGAAGGAAGTGCCAAACAAACTCATAAGGTTGCTGCAGAATTTAGTCCAGAACAAATGCAAAGATTAGAAGCAATGATAGATAAAAAGATATCAGATTTTCAATCAGAACTTAATGAAAAAAACTCGGCAGACAAGCCGCTCAAAAATCAACTATTTAAATTTGGAGGAATTAAATAATGGATTACACAAAATTGCCGAACTACAAAGCAGCTGTTGAAAAATATACTAATGCTGTTAAAAATGGTGCAGATGAAGCAGAGCAATCAAATGCTTTTAACAAAATGATGAACACATTGGGTTCTGAGTTGATGGAAAACGTTAATGCATCAACTGCGGATAAAATCAACCAATTAATGGAATCACGTCCAACAAATGGACTTTCAGAAAATGAAACTAAATTCTTTAATGAAATTACTTCTGGTGTAACTGGAGCAGATGTTACACTTCCACTTGAAATCATGAACCAAGTGTTTGTAGAGTTGGAACAAGCTCATCCACTTCTTGGAATTATCAAATTTCAAAGTGCTGGTTTAAAAATGAAAGCAATTATTGCTGATTCATTATCTTCTGGTGGTGTAGCTAAATGGGGTGAAATTTTTGGGGATATCAAAGGTCAACTTACTCAAACTTTCAAAGAAGTTGATTTCTCTCAAAGTAAATTGACAACATTTTTAGCAATTCCTAAAGATGCACTGGACAATGGTTATGACTGGTTAAAATCATTTATTGTTATCCAAATGTCTGAAGCAATGGCTCTAGCTCTAGAGACAGCTTTAGTTGCTGGTGATGGTAACAATCAACCAATCGGACTTATGAAGGACCTTGAAAAAGGTTCAGTATCAAATGGTAAAACTACTTATCCAGATAAAGATATTGCAGCGGACCTTTCTAAAATCACTCCAGAAAATTCGGCTAAAATGATTGCTCCTTTAATGCAGAAACTAGCGAAAAATGCAAAAGGAGTTTCAGTCAATATTTCAGGGCAAGTTAAATTACTTGTTAATCCTGATGATTACTATGGCACTTTAGCAAACTTCATGAAACTTACTCAAAATGGTTTGTGGGTTGTTTCCTTACCATTTGGTGTTGAAATCGTTCAGTCTGTTGCAGTTCCTGCAGGAAAAGGTGTCATCTTTGCAGCTAACCGCTACTGGGCTTATATGGGTGGAACAAAAATGGGAGAGTACACAGAGACTCTCGCTATTGAAGATTTGCAACTTTATACGGTTAAATCTTTCTACTTTGGAAAAGCTTATGACAATAACACAGCTCAAATTGTCAAACTAACTGAAGCACCCTAATGTCCCCCAAGTCGGCTTAGCAGTCGTGGGGGAAACAAAATTATAAAAAAGGAAAGTGAGAATTAAAAAAATGGCCACAAAAGCAAAAGCAGCAGCTTATGAACCAACAACATGGGCAGATGGAGATGTTATTACTGCCGAAAAACTCAATAAACTAGAAGCAGGAGTTGCTAATGAACAGGCTGGACCAACAGGTCCGGCTGGTCTTGGGATTAAAGCCTTAGCATTGACAACTACGGATGGGAAAGTTACTGCAGGTACTGTAACATTCACAGACGATACAACAGCTGCAGTAACAGTTACTGAAGCCTAGAAGTAATGAGGAGTGAACTATGAGTGAAGCAGAAACTTGGGCTAACAATAATCTTAAAGCTTTTAAGCAGAGAATGAGGATTAATACAGAAGATTCTGATGAAATTGCCAATTTGACTGATATGCTCATTGCTTCTTATACTTCTATTCTTCGTTTGGTTGGTGTGAAAGATGCTTCTGATCCAGAAGTGAAAGAGTTGATTATTGAGCGTTCTAGATACACATATAATGATGCGTTAGATGAGTTTAAGGAAAACTACAAACAAAATATTCGTGATGTATATCTTGCTAATCAACCAGAAGAAAGTGAGGATAGTGATGATAAAATCGCAAAAGACCTTACAATCCTCTAATCGAACGCACAATGGAACAATGAGGATTCCAGTCACTTTTAAAAGAGTTGGTCTTGATGATTCTTTTGATGGTAGAGGTGGAAAACTTATTGATAAGTTTAAAACTTATGCAGATGTCTATAGTCCCAGCAATAAAGATTTAAATATTTTAGGAAGTCAAAATGTTAAAAACGGAGCTACGATAAAAATTCGTGATCCTCTAACAAGTTACCAACCTAAAAATGACGATAAAGTCATTATTGATGATCCAAGATATTCTGGAAAAGTCTGGGCGATTGTTGATATTCAACCTGATTTTCATGATAGAACTTTTTTAAAAATTATTCTGGGAGGTACAAATCTTAATGAGTAGTACAATGACTATTCGGGGATTTGAAGAAATCGAAAGAAAATTGAGAGAAAAGTTCAGTGAAACTCGAGTGAAGTCGATTGAGAGCAAAGCCCTAAGGGCGGCTGGAGATGAAGCTGTTCAAGATTTAAAAAAGACACTATCGCAATTTAAAGATAGTGGAGATACAGTAGCCGGTGTAGTACGGGGGAATGTTTCTAGGGCTTCAGGGATTGCCAAAATAAAAATTGGTAATAATGGTAGGCACTGGAGATTAGTACACTTGGAAAATAATGGTTTTACTAGGTATGGTAAAAGCTATCGTTATAGAAGTTTTGGAGCATTACAAAAATTTGCAGCTTCTCAAGGGCCTAAATTTGTGAAATCAGCTCAAGAAAACCTAAAGGAGTTGATTGAATGAAAGATATGCTCAAAGAGTTAATGGAAGTATTGGCAACTGATGCTGATATAGCTAAAATTAAAGAAGTAGGTGGCTTTAAAAGTTATATTCGTAGTGATCAGCTTGATAAAGACAAAACGAGTATTACTATCATTCCATCTGGACCGCCGGAGTCAATTGGTTTTGCAAGCAATGATTCACTATCCAAACACTTCATTTACCAAGTTAGTATTGAAGCTGTTAAACGTGAAATTCCAAAAGAACTTCAACAAAAAATTGAAGATATTCTTAAAAATAGTGGATTTTATAGGATACCTGGTGGTGTAGATGAGTATTTTTCAACAACTGAAAGATATGTAGATGCAAGATTTTATCAAGGCAATAGCCAATTATATGAAGATTACTAAAAAAGGAGAAAAAAATGGGTACAGCTACAGTTGGATTTAAAAAATTATCTATCCGTATTTTGGATGGAAAGCCAGCAACACTTGATACAAATTTATTTGTTGTAGAAGGTAAGAAAGATAAGGGGGCAACTTCAAGTGCTAAAATTTCAGGACTTGCTGTTGATCCAGTGAAAACTTATGGATCAAATGGTGTTTATCATATCTCAGGAAAAGGTGTGGGTGACGGAAAAATTGATTTCGATATCATTGATATTCCTGATAAAGTCCAATCTGCAATTTTGGGTTATGCTGTTGATGAAGATGAAATTATTACAGCAGGTAGTGATACACAAGCCCCAGATTGCTCTATTTTAATCGAAGATTACGATATTCGCGGAAACAATTATATGCTTGGATTTATGACAGGTGTTTTCTCTTATGATGGAATTGAAATTGAAACTGCTCAAGGAAAGGCATCAGAAATTAAACCAGATACTTTATCTTATTCTGTAGGTTCAGCGGATAATGGGGATTCATTCAAGAAGTATTCTGGGACTGATACAGAAGCTCAGAACAAGGTACGTGCAGCATTGAATATGACCGTCACACCCTAAAGACCCCGTAGTCGGTCAAGCGACCGTAGGGGAAACAAAAATATAACTTGAAAGGTTCTGAAAAATGGCTAAGTTAGAAATTATTCTACATGAAAAAGGTGGAGATGTTACTTACAAACAAAATCATGTCAGTGGTCAAAAATATCTTGATTTTTGGGAACTTCAGGAGAAAATAGAAGCAGGAAATTTAACAACCGTTGAAGTAATTACCTTACGTCTAGAGTTTATTGCCGGTTTATTTTCAGATGATAAATTGACAGCTGAAGAAGTTCTTAGAGGATTAGACCCATGGGAGCTTGACGAAACTATTAATCGTTTAAATAGTATTGTGTTGGGAGTTGATCAAGATACTGAAAAAAAGAATCAATAACTGCTAAAGAAGGGAAAGAAAATTTCCTTAGATTTATTAAGCAGTTAGTTTTAAATTCAAACTTTACAGCATCCGATATTCTAGATAATGATTTTGATACAATCATTGGTGTTATTAATGCCGATGCTGATAAGAAAGAAGAAGTTACTGAGGATATAACTGAAGTAATGTCTCTTGAAGATTTCATGAATAAAATATAAAAACAGCTTTTAAGGCTGTTTTTTTCATATAAATAAAAAAACGCTACTTTTTGCGGGTATATTTTGTTTATTCTTGAATTAACGATAAAAAGTTCAAGGAGAAACTCATGGCGGATACACCTTTAGGAAAAATGATAATTGAAATGGGATTGGATGATGCCAACTTTTCAAGAGGGATTACTGGGGTCAATAAGCAATTATCAGCATTAAAAAATGATTTAAAGGCTTCTCAAACTTCATTTTCAACATTTGGTAAAGGTATGAATGGTATGAAAAGTCCAATGGATATTTTAACTAAATCCATTGAAACTCAAAAACGGCAATTAGCCCTTTTGAAGGACTCCTACAAAAATTCATTTGTTGATGGTAAAGCTACAGCCAGTACACAAAACTATGCAAATCAAATCTCTAGAGCTAATGCCCAATTAGTACAATATCAAGCTCAATTAAAAGCTGCAGCAGTTGAACAATATAAGCAAACATCTATGCTCCCAAAAATATCAACAGGTTTTGGAAAAGTAAGTAGTGGGCTTGATTCGGTTGCATCTAGAACAGCTCCAGCTTCTATTGCAATTACAGCTGCCTTTGCAAAAGGAATACAATCTGCTGCTAATTTTAATGGCCAAATGACTGAGATACAGGCACTGCTTGCAGATGATACATCTCCTAAACAGCTCGCAAAAAATATGGATATATTATCTAGTAAATCCAAAGAATGGGCTAGACAATACGGAATTGACACCTCCTCTATAAATGAAGGGATAGAGGAGATGATTAAAAAGGGATATAACTTTAATCAGACTCTTGGGGCTATGCCCACAGTATTAGATGCTTCAAAAGCTTCAGGGGATGATTTCAATACTGTTATGTCTGCATCAACTTCAATTTTGGAGCAGTTTGGCTTAGTTACAAAAGATACAGCTTCAATGACTCAAAATACGCAACGTGTTACAGATAGTCTAGCTTTTGTTGCGAATAAAACGGCTGCTGGATTTTCTGATATGGGAAATGCAATGGAGTATACAGGGCCTGTTGCTCATGCATTGGGAATGAGTTTAGAAGAAACTTCAGCAGCAATTGGTTTAATGTCCAATAACGGTATTGAGGGAGAAAAAGCAGGTACATCTTTACGTGGTGCACTTTCTCGACTTATGAAACCAAGTAAAGCTGCAGCAGCAGCTATGCAAGAATTGGGTATTGATTTAGATGCATTCAAGAAAGGGCAGCTGGGTTTACCAGATATACTTGACAAAGTAAAAGCAAGTACCAATGGTATGACTAAGGCTCAAAAGAGTTCTCTTCTCTCTTTGGCATTTGGTACTGAAGCCCAAACAGGTATGAATATCTTAGTAGCTCAAGGGGGTGATGCATTACGTAATTTAACTAAAGAAACTCAGAATGCAACCGGCTATACTAAAAAATTAGCTGAGCAAATGAATAGTTCAGATAAAAATGCTTTTAACCGTGCTAAAGCAACTCTAGAAACTTTATCAATCAGTTTAGGAGAAAAACTCCTTCCTTCTATCGTACCAATCGTAAAAGAAGTTGATAATTTAGCAGGATCATTTGAAAAATTAGATCCTGAAACACAACAGATGATAATAAAAATGGGATTGGCTGCAGCGGCTATTGCTCCGACCGCCAAAGCTCTCAGTGGTTTGACAAGTATTGTATCTGGCACAACAGGAATGCTAGCTAAAATCGGCGCTAGGGGGGCAGGAGAGCTTGCGTTGAAAGGTATAGCTACTGAAGCTACTGTGGCAAGTACAGCAATTGGTGCTGGTGGTACAGGTTTAGCAGGGAGCATTAGTGGGTTAACACCTATTTTAGCAGGCATTGGTCCAGTAGGATGGGCTGCATTAGGAACTGCAGGGCTTGCGGGTACAATTGTTGCTCTTAGCAAAGTTACAGAAAAGGCAAGAGATGAACTGAAACAAACTAGTGACTGGGGAACAACAGTCGGTAAAACTGCAAATGATCAGTTAACTGTCTTTGAAGATAAATTGCAGAGGTTTAATTCAGCATTTTCTACCTTTGAATCTTCTGGAACAAATTCTGCTAACAATGTAAAAAAAGCATTTAAAGAGTTAGCAGAAACAGTTTCTGGAGACATAGATAAAGCTAAGGAGGATTTAGCGAAAAGAGCTGAAGCCCTAGGAATACCAAAAGAAGAAGTTAATGCCTGGAAAAATAATATGGATCAGCATAAAAATAATGTTCAAATTATGTCTGATCAAGTTATAGGCATTTATGAAACAGCATCAAAACAAAAACGAGATTTAACGTTAGAAGAGCAAGAAGTTATTAAAAATAATGAAGCTCAAATTATGGAAGCTGAGGTTAATTCACTGCAAATCAGCGGAGATAAAAAAGCAGCAGTCCAAGCAGCAATATATGGCAAAATCAATGCTAATTCTGAAAAACAGTTAAAAGAATATAAAACTGCAATCGAAAAAGCGGTTGATTCTGAAAACGCAAGTTATAAATCAAATATGGAGACACTAAAGCAGTCATTAGATGCTGGTATGATCAGTAAAGAAGAGTATTATACTCGTTCCAAAGCTTTATCTGACCAACACGACCATATTTTAGATACTTACGGTAAAAACTTATTAAAGGTACTTCAGCAGAGTAAAGATTATTATCAAACAGACAGTGATGCTGCTGCAGCATGGAAAGAAAAAACTTCTAGATATTTTAAAGATCATGGATTAGACTATGGCGATATTTCTAAAAAAATGCAAGAACACGCAAATACTGTCAAAAATACAAGCGGTCTTGTAGCTAAATACACTGATGAAATGTCTAAAGAAGGAAAAGATGCATCTGATGCATGGAATGCCCTTGTATATGATCCAAAAACTGGTGAAGTTTCAACTAACGCCAAAGAAAAAGTATCAGAAGCAATGCAAGCAGCTGGAGGATGGCAAAACATCCAATGGATTGAAAAGAATGCAAAATTAGATACTAATGCATTAATTACAATTGCAGAAGCAGCACAAGCCAATGGTATGTGGAATAATCTTACTCCTGAAGAGAAGAATCTTACTGTCAATAACAAGCAGGGTTTATCAGCTATTGTTAATAGCAAACAGAATCTTGACACTTGGAATAAGATGCCTGCAAAGGTAAAAGAATTACTTGGAAAAAATGATGATTTTGTTAATAAGGGAGGTGCAGCAAAGGCCATTCTTGATACTTGGAATACACTCACTCCTAAAGAGAAGGAACTTAAAGCTAAAAACCTTACTGTACAGCCTACTGAGCAAGCCAAAAGTATTATTAATACTCTTAAAGATAAACGAGTAACACTTAGTGCTCAAAATATGACTATAGTTCCAACTTTCCAAGCGCAAACTACCATGAATACGTTAAAAGATGTTGAACGTTTATTAAAGTCTAAAAACTTAACCAGAGCAGAAAAAGAAAAAGCTCAAGCCACAATGAATAGTTTGCAGGATGTCCAACGTACTTTAAGTTCGAAAAATGCAACGCTTGCTAAAAAAATAGAAGCTCAAAATACGATGAATACATTGCAGAATGTAGTTCGTAATTTACAAGCTTCTAATCTGACAGGGCCAGGAGTTGCAGCTGCAAATTCTTATATCTCAAATAATTTCAATGGTAAGACGGTAAATTTAAATGCCAATGATAGACCAGCCCAAAATGTTTTAAGTGGATTATTGAATAGTATACCTGCTTCTAGAACCATTGATATTCTTATGAAACAAACAAAGCTTGCACAAGGCACACCTTATCACCAAGGGGGCTTAGCAGTTGTAAATGACCAAAAGGGATCTACATATAAGGAAATGGTCACATTACCTACTGGAGAAAGTTTTATTCCGCAAGGTCGAGATGTACTATTACCTTTACCTAAAGGTTCTAAGGTATTAAAAGCTAGAGAAACTGCCAAACTAATTCCCAAATATGCTCAGGGGATAGGAGGAATACCAGCTAATGCAAGATTTTTAAGAGACATTAGGGAAACTAGTCAAATTATTGAAATTAAGCAAGAACAGTCTCCTAATAATGACAGTAGAAATCAACTAAATTCTATTATTTCATTGTTAAAGATATTGGCAAATAAAAAGCCTGATATTGTTAATTTATATGGTGAGAAGCGAAATATGACTGCAAGAGAATCTAATAAAGCAATGGATGAGTTACTAAAACAAGCAGCCTATTTGTTCTCAAATAATTAGGAGGGAATATGGGATTACTTTTAAAAGAAAATATAAAAATACAGAGAATAGAATCAATTAATCAATTTGGGGATACTATTTATGCAGATCCGTTTGTAGTAAACAGTGTTGAAATCGAGAGATATCCGATATTCGATACTATCAATAATAAAAGGATAGTGAGTCAAGGAGCTAAAATAACTATTTTTTCATCTGATAACTACCCTGAAGAATCTTTGTTGCATGCTCGTGTTATTGATGATAGCTATAGAACTTACTATATTACTAATATTAAATCCTTAAAAAATAACCAAAAAAGTATTATAAAAACTGAAATTATTCTTGAAGAAAAGGGAGGAGGACAATGACAATTGATAATGAAAAGATAACATATGTCAATGAAATTGGTGAAACTGTTATTTTTAAAAGTAAAAAGCCTTATATTCTTCTAGAGAAAAAAGGATTTGGAGGTTCTTCAAATAATATCACAAGTCAGAAAGTATTCAATATTGATGGCGAAATTGAAGATGATGAAACTTTACCTCCTCGGCCTCTCAGTATATCAGCAATAATTTCTGGAAAAAATAGTACTGAGGATAATAAGCTCAGAAGGAACTTATTAAAAGTTTTCAATCCAAAATTAAATGGAACAATTATTTATGAATCATTTGGTAAAACATATGAAATTGATGTCAAAATTACAGAAGGCTGGGAAGATGAGCTTGATTCTGCAACACACCTTTGGAAAGGCACAGTTTCCTTTTTAGCACTATATCCTTTATGGCGGGATACTTCTAGCTCATCCTATACTGTCCAACTTGGCCAGACTATTAATGAATTTTCATTTCCACTTGGTATTACTGATGACTTTAAATTTGCGACTGTTGAAGCAGGAAAAGAAGTTGCTGTAATTAATCCAGGACATATTTCTGTAGGTATGGAGTTAAATATAGAATGCATTGCAGAAGTAGTAAATCCACGTATTTATAATCCATATACTCAGGAATGGTTTGCGTTTAATTGGACATTTTCAGGAAAAGACACGATATATCTCAATACAAACGAAAATAAAAAGCAAGTATTGATAAATGGAGAGAATGGATTTTTCAAACGCAAATTAGGATCTAAATTTTTACAAATTAGTAACCTTGAAACGAACTATTTTATTTTAGAAGCAGACAAAGGTGTTGAAAATATGATTGCAGAAATGAAATATTATCCATTGTTAACGGGGGTTTGCTAATGGTTGTAAAAAGAGAACTCACAATTGAAGTTTTTTCAAGGAAAGAAAGCTTTACATATCAATCCGAAGGTTTCCTAGATAATTTCAAAAGCTGTATTGTAAATTGGAGAGCTTATAACTTTGATTTGTTCCAACTTAATATACCTTGGAACACTAGTGTGCTTAAGTATCTTAATCCAGATAATATTTTATCTATTAATGATCAATTCTTTTATATTGAAACACCAAGCTATGATAGTAGTAGTTCAAAATTTTTAACAATAAAAGGGAAGAGCCTTTTGGGTAAGGCTTCAAAGAGAATTATTATTCCACCGTATTCTACTAATTCAGCTAAACCAGAAAAAATTATATATGACTTAATTAGCAAAAATATTACTTCTGCAAATTCTGATAAAAACTATGATTATTTAAGTATCGAAACACCTCAAAACTTAAATACAACAGCACTTTCCTACCAAAACAGCTATGGAGATATTGCAACTGAAGTTGCTACATTAGCTGAGAATAATCAAATTTGTATCAAGGAAATATCTTCTGACTTAGAAAGCCCTAAAGCAGTTATAAAGCTTTATAAGGGAAGAGATTTGAGTGGGGATGGTGGAGTAGAGTTTGATTTAGATAACGGAGGATTGAAAACAGAATCTTTTACACGAGATATTTCAGATATGGCAAATGTTGCTTATGTCTTTGGAGAAGGCGAAGGATCCGCACGAAAAAATGTTGTTGTCTACTCAAATGATACTCCGCCTAAAGGAATTGATCGAGCAGAACTTTACGTAGATGCCAGGGATTTACAAAAAAAATATACAGATGATAATGGAAAAGAAATAACTTTAACAGATGCTCAATATTTAGAACAATTGAAACAACGAGGGAAACAAAAGCTTGCAGAACATGCGGAAATTATTCAGATTGGGGGAGAGGTAAACTTTGATAACTTAAATTTTCAGTATGAGAAAGACTATCAAGTTGGTGACACAGTGAGGGTAACTAATGCTAGATTTGGTTATTCAAAAGCTTCAATATTAACAGAAATGCAAGAAACATGGGATGAATCAGGTTATCATCTTGATCCAACATTTGATAAGGATCGTGTTTCTTTAACAAAAATAATAAAAAGAAAGTAGGTAAAAATGTCAATTTGGACTTTCCCATTAAAATCAATTAATGGAAGTAATATGTATAGTGATAAGGACTTTAAGCGTTTTTATGCCAATATTTTTAGTTCCGGTATTATTCCGAATGTAGCTTTAGAAGGTAACTTATCGTTGCAGGTTTTACAAACAGAAACCCCTTCAATGAATATTCGTGTAGGCCCAGGTGTGGATATGATTAATGGTGGTCACCTTATGAATACAGCTATTAAAGAATTTCCAATTCCAGCACCTCTTACCACCCAAGAACGCACGGATTGCATAGTTGCTCAATGGAATGAGTCTACAAATGGTGGGGATATTATATATAAGGAAAATACCACTCAGATTATTCGTAGCCAAGACATTTGGGAACATAAATTAGCCGAAATAGTTGTACCAGCTAACGCTACAAGTATTACCCAAGCAAATATAACAGATACGCGAGCAGATCCTGACGTATGTGGATATTCTTCCCCATTCGATCAAATTGATGTAGGAGATTTAGCAGCACAGTTCAGAGCTTTGACTGATTCCTATAGCTCAGAATTTCAAGCATGGTTTCAAAATCTGCAAGATCAACTTGATGATAATCAAGCAACAAATCTTCAAAATCAAATAAACGCGGTTAATAATGTAATTGTTCAAAAAGCAATTCCTGCAGGAGCTAGCCTTGACGATTATAAAACAGAAGGTGAGTTTTCAAAGAGTACATCAACAGTAGTAACTGGAGCACCAGAAGGAGTCACGGGCGCCTTCCGTTTATCTGTTAGAACTATTTTGGGGTCAAGTGGTATTTTTCAAATGCTTTATGATTATGCGACACGAGCTGTTTATTATCGTATAGGGAATACTTCTCTCGGCTTTAATTTGTCGTGGCAGAAAACAGTTACATCAGACGAAACAGGAATAGCTAAGGTTGAAAAATTGGAAGTGTCTGATAATCCTGTTTATGGTGTAACTACAAATAATGGATGGTATGAGGAAAGGTTAGGAGAAAATTATTATAGATGGACCCAAATATTCACAGTTGGTGCTAATATTGCAGCAGCTACTGGTTCTCTTTATAATTCCGATACTTTAACTATCCCCGCAGCACCGACAGGAGCAGTTAATACAAATCGAACAGTTACCATATCCGCCGCACCTTGGCCTTGCTGGACAGGATATTTTACAGCAACTGGCGGATTCCGTTTGTTCTCTACCGTAGTACGTTCTTACGGTCAAGTTACTCTTGAAGCAGTGTTGTACGGTTCTAAAAATTAATGAAAGGAGGGAACAGATGCATGTAATTTTAGGATTCACATTAGCTGAATGGGTAGCTGCTCTTAGCTTGCTTACGTTTATTTTTGGTGGATGTGCATCACTGATTCGCTATTTCAGAAATAGTATATCTGACCCAATGAAAGCTGCCATTGATGAATTGCGTGAAGACTTAAAGGAATCACGTGAGCAGCGGAAAGAAAACGAAGGCAAATTGTTTGGAATTGCGGATGACCACACGAAACAACTTTACAATCATGAGGGTCGATTGAATACACTTGAAACAATTACAAGTTCAAGTGTTATGCGCATTGATCGAGCAGAAAAGGAACTACAAGGAGAATAATATATGTTTACAAAAACATTTTGGAAAGATACTGCAGAACGTGCAGTAAAAACATTTGTACAGTCTTTAATTGCAGCAGCTGCTGCAGGAGCGACAGGAGTGCTTGATGTAGATTGGGTAAATGCTTTTAGTGTAGCAGGACTTGCCACACTAATCTCAATAGGAACTTCATTCGGAAGCGGCTATGTTGGAGATGATTCAGCAAGTGCTATCAATTTAAATAAGGAGGAATAATATGAATAATGTAACAGCAACCCTAGGCCCATTTGTTGGAAAACAGGTTGGCTATTCTAGTAGTGCAGGACAATGTGGCGCTCTTGCCTCTTATTGGCTGTCTGTCCTTACAGATAAGGCTTATCAGTTTGCTTATGGTATGGCTGGAATAAGTGCCAAATGGGTGCCAGGGTCTGACTGCAATACTGCATGGAACGTGTACACACAAACCAACTGGTCAGCTATAGGCTTTGAAAAGATAGATAATCCAAGCTTTAGTCAGCTTAAAGCCGGAGATATTTTCTTCATCTCTGCACGAGATGGCTTATCTACGGGACATGTGGGAATTGTAGCAAGCGTGGCAAACGGTAACGTCGTTACTTATGAGCAGAACGTTCTTGGCGCTATGTACGTTCAGAAACTCCCAGATGATAACTCATGGAGTTGGTATAACGGGTTTAGCGGAGTAGTACGTAAAAAGGAAGAAAAACCATCAGACAGTGGCACAAACAATAACATTCAATTAGGAGGACTTCAAATGTTTATTCAATATCCAGACGGAAAACAGTACGTCATTAGCTCCACAGGTAAAAATTACATCGAGACAAGTGAACAATCAAAAATAATGACACAATTCTTTGGGAAACCGAAAATTGTTGGTAAAGATATCAATCAACGTGAGATTGATCAAGTGTTGGAAGCTTTGACAGGTGGAACAAAATAAAAAATGCACTCGGTCGATTGATCGGGTGTTTTTTTATTTTCTCGATTGCTACAAATTCCCTTGTTAATGTCAACAAATGGCGTGATAAAGGCATTGTTTTATTTTCTCAATTAAATCCAAACCGTCACATATTGTCACGGTTTCATTATTGCTGACGTCACGAAAAATTGCTATTATGCGGATTAGAGTGAATTGGAGCAGATTAGAGTGATTTTAAGACCACTCAAACACTTGCTATTACTGAATTTATTTTAGGGCGACCCTCATTTTTGATGGTCGCAAATTCCTTTATTAACAAAACAGCCATTTTGTCAATAAAGGATATGAAATTCAGACTTTAATTGTTCAAAAACGGCTTTTTGTTAAATTATAAAAATCTAGTTAAGTATAGGTTTTTTTGAGTTTTTTATAGTTTAGAATTGACATAGTGGGGATACTATGTTATAATTAATACATAAAGTTAAGGAAGGAGGGTATATGAAGTACAAACACAACAAAAAAGAGCCTTGGTCCAGAGACCAAAAGCTCGTAGTTGTAGCGATTGTGACACCAATCGTAACATGGCTACTTGATAAAATAATCAAGTAACTTCAACAAGTAGGCGAGGGGCTAGGCCCAACGCTTACTTTCTAGTACTATCATATCAAAAATAACATGAAAAAGAAACAGAAACAACCATGGACAAGCTTTCAAAAAACTTTAGTAGCAATTATAATAGTAGAAACATTGATTTTAGTATATGTGCTATTAAGCAAACTGGGAGTTTTTTAATATGGAAAAAGAAAGTAAAAAAAGAAAAGCAGTATATAATCCTGAAGCAGATAAAAAATGGGCAGAAAAAAATAAAGAGCATAAAAGTTATCTTAAGTATCGATCAACGGCCCGCAGCTTTATAAAAAATAAAGCTACTCTTGATGATTTAGAAGAACTAAAAGTTCTGATTGAGGAACATGAAAATTATTTAAAAAATAATGAGGAGGGATAAAAGAAGGGATAATTCTCTAAAAACATTTAATTTTAAGTGTGTAAAAAACTCCCCTCGCCTCCATTGACCAGTTTATATAGATTCTTATAGACTAGAAAACCGCTCAATAGAGCGGTTTTAATTTTTTTATACTTTGAGCAATGAAAGGAATGTTCCACAGTCAAAAGATGTGTCGATAGAATTCGTCAGTCAAGGTTAGTTGCTATTTTAATATTTCATCAGAGATACAATAACAAGATATATGTATTCTGTTATGGGATATGATAAACGTGGCTTTTATTTTATTTAAGGATTAGGGAGTATAGTACTTTCATTCAATAAAATTTTTTATAAAAACTACTCCTAAACACTCAAAATAATATGGAGCGAATTTTTCATAGATGATTGTACAAAGAAATATCGAAGTGCTATACTAATAAAAGTACCTGTTTGTCAAGAGTGGGTGCTTTTAATTTAAACAGATAGTTTGGCTATAAAATAAAATGATTACAGTGTACTATGATCTCAGCAGCAATTCTTGTAAACAAGCACTAACATGGCTCAAGAAGCGTGGAATAGAATATGAGATGAAAAGAATTTCTAAAATTTCAGAGATTGACTTAATGGGTGTGTTAGCATTAACAGAAAATGGGTTTTCTGATATTCTTAAACGTCCAAGTAAGGTGAATACCCAATCACGAGAAGAACTTAAAAAAATTGAAATGATGAATTTTACAGATGGAATAAGATTTATCTCTGCTCATACTCATTTACTTAAGGCACCTATTATTTTTGAAAAGAATAAACTTACTATAGGATATAATGCTGAAAATATGAGAATATTTCTTTCTAGAGATTACCGTAATATAGAGATATTATAA